ATAGGTCGAGACCCACATAACACGATTTACCCCTAAAATCTTCAAGCGTTCTGTTGCTTCCGCAATCGGCCCATTTATCGGCTTGTATGAATTGAGTGTCTGCATTTTGCACCCACATATTTAAGCATTTTGTAATAAAGTCTCTTAGGTCACTACCGCCCATATCCTTGGCCGTCTGTGCGTCGACTTTTAAGGTCTCGAATCGTTCAGCGTCGGCACTAATAAACGGGTTGGCTTTCTTCCAATTTTCAGGGTTCCAAATATCGTCGGTCGGGTCTAGACAATAGATATCGACAAAAAAGTCATCTGCTGTAACTCCACCTTGTAAAATATTAATACAATAGTCGTCCATTTCCTTACAAAATGAATTAAGGTTATCCCCTCTAGTTGTAATCATGGATACTAACGTCTCAGGTAATGCTCTTGTGCCGTTGTATAGGGCCTTATAAATCTTGTTATCTCTATGCTGGTGTATCTCGTCTATCGAACTATAAATACTTCTAAAACCGTCTTCCAAACCAGCCTCACGACTGAGGGCCTCAATGGTACAGTTGGTATTAAGTGCCAATACAGTTGATTTATAGTCTTTGATTTCGAAATAGTCGCCTAAGTCATCATCAATGGTTATGAATTTGCTCATTTCTTCCCACGCCAGGCGGGCCTGTCTTTTCTTGGTGGCAACGGTAAATAATTTACCGTAATTATATCCACCAAAACCGGCTATATAAGTACCAATAATACCATTCTCAAATGTTTTACCATTCTGTCTAGCCATTGACTTATAACGACGTCGGAATCGGCGTTTATTATTACTGGTCTTATACCAACCAAAGGTACAGCCTAGGTCAAATGCTTGCGAATCTAATAAAGTTAACGCCTTAGGCTTATCACCTTCGGCAATGGTTAGCGACTCGGCGAACATTATTATTTCGTTGGCCTTGTCGGGGTTATAGTAATACGGGAACTGGTCGGTATTCTGACGGTCTAAGTCGTTTAAATGCCTTTTACAAGCGAGACGGTGTAACTCTCCACTTGGTATTTTTTCTGCTACTACTTCTCGGGCGTATCTAGTCACTCTGTCGTTTGTTAGTAAACTGCTCATTATCCGGCTGTTACCTTTTCAAATTTTTTAAATTTGTTTTCCTTAGGTGCCTCTTTATTTATTTCCGGAATGACTAATTTACAACGACTTGAAATAGTAAGGCCTAAATCACTAGCACAAGTACGACACTGTTTAAAGAATTTATCTTGCAAATTAGACCACTTAAACAAAGTATCCACGTCTGATTGAACTTCTTTTTTTCGCAACTGCTTAACCGCATTTAGGTATAAGTCATTAGATATGATATACCTGGCGAGTGCGTCTATATCGGTCTCACCCATGATTTTTAATTTGATTAGCTTGTTAGCAATATTGTTAAATTCTTTCTTTTGTTTAGCCGTTAAATAGCTCGGTGCTTCGATATTGTCGGTAATTGGTTTAACTTCACTTTCTCGACGGAAATTAATTTCGTCTTTTGTTAAGTGCTTCTTGCCGTTTGCTATTACCAGCTCTATCGGTTGCTTATTTCGTCCCATATTTTCACCCCCTAACCAAATAGTGTCAAATATAATAATCAAAAATAAAATAAAGGGACTTTTTTCTACGTTGTCCCCCCCTGTACCGTTATCCCCTGGCTTTCTCCATAGAATTTATACCACCCCTACACTCTCTGACGTATTTAAAGGTATCTATAAGACGTTTTAACTCATTTCTTGATACTTTATATACCTACAAAATTAAAACGCCTTAGAATGGCTTTTAGAGGCTTTAAATCTATTATGTCTATCATTGTGACAAGACTTGCATAATAATTCTAGATTGTCATAGTCTAGTCGTCTGTTCCAGCCGTCATCAGTCTGTATTGCTTTAACGTGATGTACTTCACTTGCTACTCGTCCACACTGTTCACACCTAAACGCTTTGTCTTGTGAGTATGTCATGGAGAGTACCCGCCATTCCTTAGAGTTATAGAACCTAGTATACTTAGGGTCTCTAGTCCTGTTATACTTCCGGTTACTTCTCTTAATTGACTCTTGCCGTCTTTTGGCTTGCTCCTCTTCAACTACCACCCTACACCCCTGACAATAGGTCCCCCCATATTGAATTAGGACCCCACACCTGGGACACGCTTTTAATAACACTGTATCACCTCACACGATACCACCCCCCAACATGACCAATGACAAAAAGACCTAAGTTATACTTAGGCCTTAATGTATTAGTTAAATTTGGCAGGTGATGTATTATGAATAACTATTTAGCTATCCACAATACCATTGTACAATACAAAATTAAAATACTTAATGTTATATTACTGTTACTTTAATGATTTATCATTATCATAATTCAATAACTGAGTAATCGCGTCTGAATATAATTTATATGTATGGCGTAACCCATAACCCATATTATCGGCTATATCTTCCATGTCCATACAATCTATGAAATAGGCTTCTAATATTTCACAATATCTAGGGTCGTCAATATTATCTATTTCGTTTATTATTTCACACTTTATACGCTCACCCTTACTAACTAATTTATCTATTCTTTTTTCCAAGTCTACCTTGTCCGCCATTAAATCATCTAAACTAATCGGACCACCTTTAGGCATATCAGAATAATTTATTGGCTTAGGACTTTTTAGTCTTGACTCTAAAATATATAATTTATTTTGTAGTCTGATTATACATGATTTATTTTTTCTGAATCGCTTTAAAAAAAATTTCTTTTGCCTGGTTAATTTTTGTATATCGTCCACGTGTTCACCCCCTAGATTTTATACACCACCATTTTACACCTCATTTTACAAAAATAACAAAATCACAAAAAAAATCGCAACTCTTATATATATTTATATTTTCTTATATTTTTTATATATATTATATATATTTATTAAATATATATAGAAGTTAGTAATTTTTTTGTTATTATGTTATATTTAGAATAACTATGTAGTATTTCCAACGGTTTCAGAGTTTAAAAGTATAACAAAAACCATAACAAAAACTATAACAAAAACTTTTTAGCCACCCAGTTTTTGTTATGACTGTTTATACCTAAAACAATTTCACCTACTAATTAACAAAAACTTTTTGTTAAAATAACAAAAACTTTACCCTGTTTTTGTTATGTTTTTGTTATAAAATTTTTACCACAATTTGACTTTTTTTTCGATTTTCGACTGCTTCACATCTACTATTTTTTGATTTTTTGACCCTCTAAATTGTAGTGATATATCTTTTTGACTCTCTATAAATTTACCGTCTATAACCACATCTACATAGTCAAATAATTCTAGATTTTGAAAATCTTCATATAGATAGCCTGTATATATCCATATAGATTTATCACTATTTATAGTCTTAATTGTCCTACATATCGCCGTCACCGTCGGCAGATTTTCCGGCTCCAAAGGGTCACCCCCTAAGATAGTTAGTCCGGAAATGTAGGGCTTTTCTAGGCCAATTAATATATCTGTTAGGGTCGATAGCGTGAATTTTTTACCAAAATTAAAGTCCCATGTCTCGGGGTTGAAGCAACCCTTACAACGGTTACGACACCCTGAGACAAATAAACTTACCCTAACTCCTGGGCCATTGGCGATATCGGTATACTTAATTTCCCCGTAATTCATAGCTCTATTTTACAAGTGTAACACTCGGTCGTTTATTTCTTGAGTACGGCCTTGATTCCAAAAATTAGACCCTATATATCCACAAGTACGACGCGTAACGGTCATATGCTCCTGGTCGGTATTTCCACAATTAGGGCACTGCCACGTAAGCTTACCATGACTATTATTTACTATTTTAATCTCACCCTCAAAATTACAAACGTGGCAATAGTCAAACTTAGTATTTATCTCGGCGTACATAATAGTATTGTAGATATGCTTGATTACCTCTAACACGGCATCTAAGTTATTTACCATATTAGGCACTTCTACATAGCTAATTGCACCACCTGGGCTAAGTGGTTGGAACTGTGACTCCAAGGATAACTTACTAAATGCGTCAATTTCTTCTCTTACGTTCACATGGTAGGAATTAGTGATATAATTCTTATCTGTTATACCTGGTATTATCCCGTGACGCTTCTGTAGTGCCTTAGCAAACTTATAAGTAGTTG